TGTTTGTAATGAAGATGATAGAACCGTTGAAGTTGAAACTGTTAGGGATACCTTCTTCACGCAAGATACGTGAATCTTTGTTCCAAGAGATACGGCGAGTCTTGCCTGAATCCAATGCACCTTTCAGCACGTTGATGGCGTCTTGATCTTCCCAGATATCGCAGTCATCAAAAACGAGAACGTTTTTAGCATCACTGAATTTGTACAACTTAGCAAACAAGCCGATACCTGACATAGCACCTTTGACAATTTCAAAGCGAGGCTTCTTGCCTGCAACTTGATCGAACAATGATGCCTTTTCCATTTGCAGTGACACACCGTGCGACTTACCGATACCTGCAGGACCTGTAACAATCATAGCACGAATGTCACCTTTGATACATGCCTTAGACATTTCATCAAGCACACCGAAACGAGTAGCAATACGGTCCATTGCTTGTTCATCAGTTTCTTTAGGAGCGTCAACTACAACAACATCAGTTGCCATTTCAGGCTTGCCATTCAGAAATTGAATGTCAGACATAGAATCAACTTTGACCTTGACAACATCAATGTCAATATTAAATTGACCGTCATTTTTGACTGTCACATAGTTGCCTTTTTTGCCTGACTGAAAACCTTTAACGAGTGTAAAGACCTCACCTTTAACGGCTTGATTACGATATGAACCAGAGAGAATGCGAATGCTAGACATGTAAAATTTCCTTTGTGTTTCAGTGTCAATACAAGTATTGTATCACAATGCCCATTTATTGTCAAATTTAGGCATGTAATACAAAAGTGTTACTTTTTCAGTACATCAAAAATTAGATTTTGCAGTTCCGCAACTTCGTCACGCGGGACATAGAAGTCGGTAAGAGGATCGTAGTACTCACCTTCTTTAGGATCGTAGTACAGAACAGAACCGTTGGGATAGTGAAACGGACCTTCCAGACCCTTGCGAGGACCGAACTCTTTGTTGTGCTTGAAAACGATGTAAGACATAAAGACCCTTTCAACTGAATAAGACTCTATTATATACCCAAAACCATTTATTGTCAAATTTTCAAGCCAGTGTCAGTTGGACTTGCAGACCTTCCCAGGTACCAGCGAGGCCAGTAGCACATTGGTCAGCAATACCAGTACCTGAACGGGTGAATTCTAGTGAATCCAGAGCCTTTTGAGTGGCTGCATTGCACTTAGCAAAGTCACCGACACCGTTGCGAATCTGTTTTACTGTAGCATAGAAACATGCTTGACCAACGATAACACGAAACTTTTGGGTTTGCTTGAAACGCTTCATAACCATGTAAGACTCCTTTAATCAATCTATACATGTATTATATGCCCAAACCCATTTATTGTCAACCTTCTAGGATTGACCCAATGTTGAAGTACTGTAGTTCGTCTCGGCAGCTGGCTTGTATGTTCAAGTTAAGAACCATGTCGCCATTGTTGAATTGCATATCCCATAAGCCAATCAATGGGTTGGTAGCGGTGATGCCAAAACGATAAGCACGATTCTTAGAATCTTTCAACCAGTACTCAGTAAACTTACCTCGGGTCTTACTATTCTTTTTGAATCCTTTGACTGGGGTAAGTCGTACAGACTTGTTAATTGTTCTACGAGTTAATGTGTTGAACTCGGGAATATCTTTCTCAAAGTCACGCTTGATAATGTCAAACTCAACATCATGTGCATGAAACTCAGGCAATCGATAAACCATTGGCACAGTCTTCTCAGTGAATTTCTTTGAATCACCTACTAGATAGTCTTTCAAGTCTTGACGAAACTGAGTTAGACGTTGATCTTTCAATGCCATGACCATAAACTTCTTGCTGTAGTAGTCACGCACTTCTTCTGCCTTAGTACGATCTTCCGGTGTCACGTGTCTAAATAAATTTTCTGATAGTAGACTAGAAACATGCGGTTGAAGTGTATGTTTAGATTGTCTGATTCTATACCAAGTGCAACTTAATGCCAACAAGTCTTCGGTGGTTTCGATAATTTCGTACTTCTTGATATTAGTGGAATTTGTGATCATGCTATACTCATCAGCATTAAAAAATCCGTTGATACCGGTCGTAATAGTACTTAGATTACCTAATGAGAATACTTGACCTTGTGCACCTTGTGCTCCGATTGATAATGCTTGATTTGAAAATAATTTTGACATTTATTATCCTACTGTTATATCTTCCATACCAGCAGTGCGCAAACGAACAATATGTCCCATTTGCCATTGCTTGGCTTCTAAACCTTTGAGAATACCTAACCAACGATTTCGCAATAATGCAACTTCGTTGATTAAAATTTCAAAGTCTATGACTTCTGATTCACCGTCAACATATTTTTCAGCATCGCGGCTAGTCAATGCTCTATTATACGCTTCTAAGTATTTTTGAAAATGTTTTCGGCGAATCTGTCTAAGTCTAATGTTGAGATAGTTTAGTACCGCTTCTATCTCTTGTAGTTGATTAAATCTATGTTCGGTGACACCGGGTAAATTGGCAATGTTCTTTTCAACATTGCCATAGATTTTTACCTCTTTCTTAGCATCAACTAGTTCCGATTCATAGTGCGTAATAAAATCGGGTATCTCAGATAGATCCTGCGATATTTTAGTGTACCAGTTCATTAATTACCAATCATCGTCTTCTTCGTCATCGTATTCTTCGTATTCCTCTTCGGTTTCATGCTGTTCTCTGTAAAACTTTAATGCACCACCGATATCTTTATCGCCTCTGAAAGATTCTTTTATGTCATCTGCATCATGCCCACTGTCAATCAAAAGATTGACAAGGGTATCGGCAGCATCTTTTCTTTCATTAAAGTCTATGTGACTTCTTAGGGCATCCCATACTTCTGCTACGAAATCTAAACTCATTCTGTATCTTCCTCTCCTATGTTAGATACAGTACTTATCGTTGATTTAGTTTTTTCAGCATACTCGGCCATAACTTTGTCCAAGCATCCGTCAGTATTTGCTTCCCATGCTTTACGAAACTTCTTAATGATTTCACCATCAAGTGTGGTATAGACTAGGCTGTTGCCTTCTTTCTTAACCATTTCTGCTTTTTCAATCATATCAAGCATACCTGAGTATGGACTCATACCTGTTTCGTATGGAATCTTAACTTGCACTGATTCGAAAGGTTTAGCATAACGAGTTTTCATGATTTTACATGCGGCACGAATACCACGTACATCACTAATCTTGTTACCATCTTCGTCTTCTTTCAGTTTCAATTTCTTCATAGCAACTAAAATACTAGATGCGTAAACGAAACCTTGACCACCTGATACTTTATCATCAGGATCGAACATGTCTTGACTTGCGTATGTATGATTAGTTGCAACCATACCGATGCCTAAACTACCAAACATGTTAACACAGTTACGAACAAGTGCGGCAAGTGCTTTAGGCTTACGACCCATGTCACCCTTCATATCACCTGCTTCAAACTGATTAACGTCAGTGGGTGTTAACAACATACCTAGTGAGTCAACTACAAACAAAACCTTAGGACGATCTTCTTCTGCCAGTGCTTTGTAACCTTTTACGAATTCGCTAATTGTTTTAGCAACGTCATCAATCATAGCCATGTTTAACTTCAACAGTTTGTCTTCTGCGGTTGACACGCCTAAAGCATGAAGCCATGCTTCGTCCAATGCGTTCTCTGAGTCAATCAAGACTACATAGATGCCTTGTTGTTGTGCATGACGTACTAAGTTTCCTGAGCAGATGAATGATTTGCCTGATCCTGATTCTCCGGCAAAGACAGTAACTTTACCAAGAGGTACGCCTTTATTAAAATCGCCACTAATGAGATAATTGAGAGCATAGTTACCAGTTGAGATCCAATCAGTAGGATCGTTAAATCCAATTGATAGACCTTCAATACTTTTTGTAATGTCCTTGCGGAACTTACTAATATCAAAAGGTTTTGCCATATTAGTTATCCAACTCCATAGCGTTCCACTCTTTAACAATTGCAAGCAATTCTTCTTCGGTGTTGCACATTACTTTGCTAGTCTTCCAATCATTTTCATTGTCACGACCACTTGCTTCTAGCATCCAACCGTTGTCATAACGGTTGATAGTGATTGATTCATTTACCTTCGCTAGTTTAGTTAATTTTTTTGTCATATTATTCTCCTGTTACTTTTTGTGAGGTGTTCATATACATTCTATCAGCAAATGAGATTTTGTCAAGGAACTCTGGACAATTGTCCGCAATTCTTTCCAATTCATAATCACTAGGATAATGTCTAAGGACGCCCCTTGCCCTATCTCTAACTAATGAAGGAACTCTTGGTGTACGCCCTGGGTCACATAGTTCTTCTAATAGCTTTTTACCTTGCTTGAGGGCACGGTATCTTTCGTCTGGTAGTGTCATTTTGTTCTCCTTTGGAAGGGGAGCGAATGCTCCCCTGATTCCATTAAGACTTAGTTTGTCTTGCACGAATCATCGCTAGGATGTCTTGTGCTTTATCGCTCGATGCAGCCGGAGTCTTTGGAACCTGTACAGGTTGTGAGGATGCTTCAGGTTCATCATTCC